TGCTGTATGTGCGATTTTCCGCCGCAATAAAATAAACCCGGCTCTCACTTGTTATAGCATAAACCCGCGAAGATGGCACCACATCGAACGTTGAAACACTAAGCACAATATTATCAGTAATATGTGAGTGCAGAGCCTCGCTAATAATTAAAATATGATTCTGGGTTAAATCAACGTTATCAGCTACATGGCTATGCAGGGCTTCCTGAATGGAAAGCTGGTGTGCCTGGGTTAGTATAACGCTATCAACACTATGCGCATGTAACGCGTCCGCCACAATCAGCAATATTGCCGTGGTCACATCACACTGATCGGCTGAATGCGCGTGCAATGCCTCCTGGATCACAAGCTGGTGATCTTGAGTAAGCGCGATGTTTTCAGCGATATGGCCGTGCGCAGCCTCATTAATAGACAATATATGTAATTGAGTTAAGGCGATATTATCTGCTGTATGCCCATGACCAGCATCATTAATTGCTAATTGATGATCTTGAGTTAGCGTAATATTGTCGGCGGCGTGCGCGTGACTCGCATCATTAACAGCAAGGGCATGGGCTTGTGTTAATGCTATGTTATCCGCCGTGTGAGAGTGTGCCGCATCCTGAATAATAAGATTAGTAACGCCGGCCGCGCTCGGTAACTCACCAACCGCAAGCGAGCCTATAGGTCCAAAGCCTGACATTTAAGGCCACGCTGGGGCGTTGGTTACATCATAAGTTTGCACTGACACAACATCAGTCAGCGCGTTAATCGCTATCCGTGCATTTCGTCTTTCTATACGAGTGTCTAACACTTGCTGCCAGTCTGCATTCGGAGAACGGGATGAACCTATGACACTGCGGTATAAATCAAAAGCGAGATTAATTCCAAAATCAAAAGCGCTTTCATCTATTTCCTCGGCATCCGGGTAAACTAAAATCAACCGCTTCCTGTATTCAGTTCGTAGCTCTGCCCTCTTTATTTTCTTTGCGGCTAAGAGGCCGTCATAAGAATCTATAATCGCCTGCACTGCAATATCATCATCACTAAACCAAATGCCATCAATCTGCTCTAATCTGTGCCCCGCCTCGGTAATGGCCTCGTGCAGTAAAACACTTTTCTCTATATAAGCAATCATTAAGCCGCCCTCAATGGAATGCGTGCAGCCCCGCCATTGGCTATATCTGGAGCTGCTGCTGCGGTTGCGGGGAGGGTTGTCCATCCCGATGCAATATCTTCATATAAAACGCCTGACTCTCTCCATGTTGTGTTAACACAACCAACTGGATTGCATGGGTTCGTGTAGTTGTAGTCTTCCCCTCTAAAGGCTGCGGCCCCATCACACATAATGCCGTGATAGTACCAGCCGGGCCGTCTTATTTGAGACGTAAACGTGGATACCTTTATCCCCGTTGTGGATGAGTCTATATCGGCAGACTCAATAAGAATATCGCCTGGATTGCCATCACTGTCATATTCGTAAATACCAATTCTCGCTAATGTACCAGCCGCCACTTGCACATTACATGCTATCGCATCAACAAGACCCTCGTATATATACCAGAAAGGAATGTAGTACATCCTGTCAGCAACCAAAGTTACATTTGCATGGGAGCCAGAAAGTGCATTGTGTATATATTTAGAACCTCTATCTGACATATATGGGATGGTCGGGACTATTCCCCCCTCACCAAGGGTACAAAATACATCTTTAGTTCCTGCACTTAAAGTTAATGCAACTTGAGTATTGCTCGAATTATCAAGCACAGTTTCTCTGACTAAAGTTGTCGTCCCAGACAAATAGCCGATTCCTGTTTCCCATACATTATTAGTTTCGTCTACAATCCAATACTTAAATCTGGCGTTCAGCCCAAAGCCTGTGTTGAAGGTTTGAAAGTCGGCTGAAAATGCGCCTGCCAGAGTTAAATCCCCATTGGTGGCAGTAGTGGTAGTTTCTTTTACTCTATTAGCTATCATATTTTATGCGTAGATTCATATTGCTAAGTTTGCTAGCCTTCATTTTGCAATTTTCATCCGCGTATTCTTTTAGCGTTTTATAACCTGCAAGCCTCTTGCGGATTCTCTTTACATCATTAACAATTTTATTTACTGTTTCCGGCATACCGACACGCCTTCAATACTACCAACAGTCACACGCCGCCATTCATATTTGGTAATGGTTGCGCTGTAGCTTGCGACTTTCGTTCCGCACTGGGTCGAATGTGGAATGGTGCCTATCTTTGTTTTCGTGCTGGGGAATAAATTATTGATTGCGTAGACAGGCCGGGTTGCATTCGTTCGCCATTGGTCAACGATCCATACCGCTTGATTCCTATCCCATAAAACTTGACAGGCTGCGATATCGTTTGTGTTTAAGTCGCGAGTAAAAAATCGGTGGTTGTGGCGCTCCACCCAGGCTGGCAAACTTTCGCCGGGTTGGCGCTCAGTAATAGAGATAAAGATATTGTTAAAGTCGTCAATAGTGCCGGTACCACAAAACCATTCACCATTGGATTGTTCCCAGGCAACACTTACCCGGCTACCTGACCATAGCGATATTCGAGATAGCTGTCAGCCATACAAAAACAGCAACCGCCATAACATAAATGTTTAATTTTATTCTGGCATTCATATAACACCATGAAGAAAAGAGGAAAAAAGGGGAGCGTGTAGCTCCCCTTATTTATTAGCCTAAAAGAATCGCGGTATGCTCTGGCTTGATGTTGTCAACACCCCACGCCGCGCCGATTTCATATCGTACTTTTCGATAGCCTTTGTACATGGCGATTTCCAAGCTTAACCCGCTTCGCGGATCGGTGATGATTTGACGATCGTCTGCCATGTCGCCCTCTTCAGGCAGTGCTGGTGCGCGTGCTAACAGAACAATTGCTGAACGGCTGAAACACATATTAGCCGCATAGTCTGCGCCGATAGTCATAGCCGCGCTATCTGCAAGCGCCACTTTCAGACCTGGTGCCGCAATAACAATTGTGCCTGGTGCCGCAACGCCGGTAGTCACAAGGTACTTGTTTGTGTCGCCCGCGAAGGTAACAACGTCACCAGCAAGCACAGTGCCCGATCCGGTATCAAGAACCAGCGAGGTATCACCGATTGCTGAGCTAGCATCATCAAGCAAATAACCGGTGCCAGTGCCGTTAACGTGTGTATTCACCTGCGCTGACTCACGAAGAGGCATTCCATGAACATCAAGCAAGACACCTTGACGCAGCATTGAATCAGTACCGGCTGAATTAACCGCTGATTGCTTGCCGAGGAAGTTTGCACCGGCTGTTGTATTTAGCACCAAGCTGTTATCTGACGGTGGTGCGCCGTTGTCTTTCAGAATCTTCTGGACAAGCGAGCTATCGGTGTAATCATTAGCCGTGGCAAATGGAGTTGTTCCCGCCGTACCATAAGCGCGTGAGAAAGTTGTATACAGCGCGGCAAGATCGACTTCAATCTCGTTAACACATGCGCGGATGGCCTGAGCAACTTTACCCGCACGATGGTTAAGATAGCCCACGCCAGTATTCAAGCCTTTTGCGTCGTTGCCATTAAAACCAAAGGCAAATGCACGCTCTTTATTGATTGTCATGGTAACAGGGACAGAAGTTAGACCAGTTGGATCAGGTACGACCATTGCTGGCGTTGCATCCGCTCCAGCAACAACAGGAGCGACATCAACTAAAATATTCTGATCCTTCGCGGCACGTTCGGCGCTTGCTGCCATAGTAACCGACGGGATCATCCCGGCAAGTTCGCGTGATACTACGTCCAGTGCTTCATAAATATCTGGAAGTATCGCTGTGATGGTATTCTCTGCCATTAGTAAATCCTCTTTAAGTGGCTGTTAATCTTCGTTAATTTTCCCGCTATCCTTAACGAATTTCATTCGGGACGCTGGATCAAGTTTATCGAAATCAGATCGGCTGATTTCTTTAGAGGCACCGCTTCCGTCTGGTCCACCGCTGGCACCGCCACCACTGGATTTGCTGCCCTTGATTAGTGAGGCGTATTGAGCACTGCCCAAAAACTCCTTTTGTAAATCATCAAGAGTCGAAACGGTCAATTCGCCCGCTTCATTTGTAACTTTAATACCTTCATCGGTATATTTCAACCTACGGCCAATAAAATCAGCAAGTAATTCAATATTCGCGCCCTCTGCCAGCCCGGTTGCAATCTTCATGGCTGCGCCTTTTTCTTCTTTTCTGGCGTTTGAGGTGTTCATCGAATCAAGTTGTGTTTGCAGATTCTCGCGTTCCGTTTCGCTAGACTTGAATAATTCTTCATAATTATTATCTGCCTTTGCTTTGCTTGTTGCGGCCTCTTTTGCTGCGCGCTCCGCTTCTTTCTTGCGTTTATTGGCTTCGCCTATCTTTGCAACTAGCCTGGAATTTTCCGCTGTTGCCGACTCACTTGCGGCTGTTGCGGCTGCTAATTGCTCCTGTAATTCTTTAACGGTCGGTTCTTTACCGCCACCGTCGCCGCCTTTATCACCTTCGCCGCCAGACCCGCCCTTGTCTCCGGTGCCGCCTTCACCTTCACGAAAAACACGGCCATAAATTCTATTTTGATTTTGGAATAGCATTTCTATTTCTCCTATGGCCGCGGGCCATTGTCTGTAAAACGTTTATAAATCTTGGAATACAAAAGGGTTCATTTGTTCCAGTTGTTTTAGAGTATATACGCGACCGGTCGGATCGACAAACTTACTAATTGATAACTGCCCCGATCTGAATAGCTTTGAACGCTCAACGCCTAAAGCTTCATCTATAAATTCTCTAGGCTGACCTTTCAGCCATCCGCCATAAGTCTTGTTGCCTGATACCTGCTTGGCACCCTTCGCGCCCACTGTTGGCCGCTTGCCTTTTGCCTTGGCACCTAAATCAAACTCAGATTTAACGATCGGAATAGTGGTTGATCTGCA